GCGATGATAAATGACCCAAATGTAAATCAAGAAAAGGCAAATGAATTTAGTTCTATAATGGGTACTATTGCAGCGGGTCTTGTTAAGTTTTCGGGCGGTCAATTTGTAGGTACTCTTGCTGGTGCAGCTTCAAGCGTTTTGAATTTCTTGGGGGGCACTGGTCCAATACAAGAAATTAAGAACCTAGCAGCAGAGGCAGATAATATAGAGAAGGGCGCAAATGCTATTGGAAAGGTTGCTGATAATCTGGGCAAAATTGGTAATTTAAAGTTTGATGGTTCAAACATTAACATTAAAGATTTTTCAAAAGACTTACTAGATTCTGTCCCCGCAATTGAAGCAGCCATAATGGGTGGTAAAATTGAAGGTGGAATTTTCAGTAGCGATATTGTATATAAAGGTTTAGCATCGGGAGAAATTAAGTGGAGTGATGCTGCAAAAAATATAAAAACTATTCAGGCGGCATTAAAGACTGGGCCCGAAGTCAGTTCAACGACCTCTCTGGATGTATCGGAAGCAACAACTGGTATATTTGAATCTTTAAAGAGTAGCATTGATGATCTGTCAGTTGCAATTGCATCAATACCTTCTGGTGGAAATATTGTAAATGCACCAACCAATGTCAGGAATGAAGGTGACGTTGTTGGAGGAAGTCCTGTTGTAAATACAAGGTATGGTTCTAATATGGCATACGGGTTTTAAAAAAAGGGGAACCGAAGTTCCCCCTTTCTCTTACTCGTTTGCCAACTTTTCAAAATAGGACAGACTGTCCCCTTCATCATCAGTGTCAACAGTAGGCGCTGGAGTAGGTTTTGTATCTACTTTAGGTTCTGCCTTTGGTGCATCTTCCATCACCTCAGCTGCGTTACCTACCGTAGTAGTCCCTGCAAGAACCATGTCCAAACGCTTCTTGAGTTCGTCATAGGACTTGAAGTTAGAAGCAGAAGTAAACTCTGACAGAGGATACTGCGACTTCCATGTCTCCTCAAGCTTATCGTCATCATCAAACAAAGCAGACGGTGCTTCAAACTCAGACTTGTCATAGTTCCAGTAACCATCAACCTTACGAAGCTTCAACTTGAAGTTCGCACCTTCCCAGAAATCGAAGGGATTGACAGGACTTTCATCTTGGAATGCAGGCTGCATTGCTTCCATGCACTTGTCAAAGATTTTCTTACCGAAACGATAAAGCATAACCTTACCCTCATTCTGAGGATTCGCAGGGTCTTGCACAACATAGATGTTGGCAAAGTACTGCAACTTACGCTTCTGACGCCGGGCAATCTCCTTGTCCGACTCAACGCCTGAGTTCCAATATGCAGAGTTCATCTCTGATACAGGATCGTTCTGACCAAGAGTGGTGAGAGAGTTCTCAATATACCACTGACCAGTTGGGCCTTGGAACGCATGGTTCCAGACTTTTGCCCAAGGCATATCCTCACCCTCTACTGCGGGTAGGAAACGAATGACAGCATAACCGTTGCCGGTCTTATCCATCGTAGGTTTCCAGAGGCGATCATCCTGATAGGACTTCTTCTCTTGGGGGGCGTTTTCTGCTTGTACTGCACCGAGCAGTTTGTCCAAAGAATTGGACTTCTTGAGTGTACTTAACGACATATGTATTCTCCTTATGTAAATATATGTTTCGTATGTTTAGATATTAACTTTATCACAAAATTCTGCTTTTGTCAAGTACCTTAGATTATTTTCTTGAATAAATTCCTCTGTGGCATCTACCCAAGAAAACTGTACATCCTTGAACTCTCTAAAAACAGTTTGCATTTGGTTCTGCCAGTTCACTGGATTAAAACCTCTTGCATCACTTGACAGATAATTATCTGTCCCTTTATATATGTTGTTCAACGGTTCATCATATGACGATAGGTCAAACCCCAATATATAAATCTCTGATGCACCCTGCTGACACGCAAGGTGCAGTGCGGTGTTACCCGCTGACCATCCAATAGGAAAGTCAATTGTATTTATGTTGTCATCCTCAGCAATGTATGTAATCCATACACCAACATCTTTCTCCATCTTCATCTGAAGGTCTTTCATGTCAAGTGAGGGAAACATCTGGATTGCAGCTTCAATCCTCTCATTGAGTGTCACAGGGTCTTTACCTGATATAACACAACGATCTGTAATGGCACTTGTCTTGTGAATGAATGCCTCTGGAACGTCAAACCCCATAAGCATCACATCTGCTACTTCAGCAGGAAGGACTGACCAGTTTGCAAACCAGCACTGAATATCACGCCAGTTATTCGACTCGTAAATCTCCTGCTGCATACCGTAGTCAACCGCAACAAGGTTATCAACCATCACATCACGCCAGATTGCATTACAACCCCATGTGACAGCATCCACCTCATACTGTTTATCACCGAACCACTTGCGTGACTCACCATTACCAATTACAACGTGTTTCATAGTTCTTTCATCAGTGGGAAGATTTTAGCAATCTCATGGGCACAAGCAATCGCAATCTCTTGATGCTCTAGCTGTGTACCATTTGCACTTCGTAGGTCAATATAATGCACCCATGAGCGCAGTGTGCCATTCATGTACAGTCGAGATACAGTCATACCCTCTGGTAGAACTGCACGGGCCTGTTCCTTGGCAATACCATTCTCAATCGCCCACTCGTATGTCTCTCGTGCTTGTCTACAAACCAGCATCTGTCTCATACGGAAATCTTCATTGAGACGGCGATCTTCCTCACTCAATTCAATACTGTTCTGCCTGTTCTTAGGGTCTTGCAAACGTGCATCCCTAGTCTCAAACGATAAGTCTTTAGTGGGGTCAGCGTATCGTTGTGAAAATTCTTGAAATGAGAATGAGCGATGCCGCAGGATTTGCCTTGCGATATCACGGGTTGTCTCAATCTCAATACACGCATTGACCATTTCCAGAGGCGACCAGTGACGATTCTTGATCAGGTACTTGACAAGTTTCTCACTGGTTTCCTTGTTGTTTTGATTGCCAGGATTAGACACTCTGGCACAGTATGCAATCAACTCCTGTGCATCATCAACTCCAATAATATTATCGGGTTGTGTGTATGATATCAATCTTACTTTCATAATATCTCCAAAAATGGTGCCGCCGAGAAGATTCGAACTCCTGACCCGCGCATTACAAATGCGCTGCTCTACCAACTGAGCTACGGCGGCACACCATTTACTTGTTAGAGTTAAACCTACGCTGAGGTTTGTAACCCTTTGGCCAAGTGGGTTGACGATTAGCGAGTGTCTTAACTCGCTCCGACAGTTCGTCAGATTTCACTGACATCTCAGCATTCTCAAACTGCAATGCTTTGATTTGGTTTTCTAGTTCCCGGCACCGTGCCTCAAAGAACCCTTCTACTCGTTCCATCAACTGGACTCCTCTATGAGTTTCAATAGTCTTATCTTATACTGTTCTTGATCAATTGTCAAGAACCTTTCGTAATTATTCATCAGATTATCTAAATCAATCCATATGATATCATCCTCTAATTGTTTATTCCAATCCGGCCCAAAGTTGACCAGTTCATCTAATATAATCACTGTCTCTAGAGATACGCGACCACCTAGAAACTCTCTCATTAATTTAGGGTGTTGTCCATTCGTTACTGTGAACAAATCCTCAAACGCTTCTACAAGAGGTTTCATCTCCACTTCGAACATGTCAAAGAAACCCTGTCGTTTCAGTTTCCATGACTCGTAGTTATCATCATTGAAGTTGGCAATATACCCCTTCTTGTCTTTGATGAAATTTGATACAAAGTAGTTCTGGATTTCTTGTTCTGTCTTGTACTTGCGTGACAGCTTTACGAAGAACGACCTGTCCTTACGTTTGTAGAACGTGTCACGTTTGATACGAGTCTTGCCCTTGTATGTCACAAAGTCATAGTCACCCTTACCAAAGTGTGCTTTCATAGCACAGTACATTAGATAAACGTCAATCGGTTCCATTACAGATACGCTTCGATACCCAATCAGTTAAAATGCAGGGGATTACCCCGTGAATAATTAGAACAATAGCCATCACCCACGCATGAGCAAGGTGCATAAAATAGTTAGTGTTGTTTTCCTTGAGATGTTTCATCAGTCCATAAACTTCCTGTCTTTAATTAAATGATGCAGTCTATGTTTGACTACAGTGAAGAATAGAACAAATAAATTATTTGCCGTGTATGTTCCGTTTGGAACTTTCAGTTCATATGTCATACTGGAAGTTGTGCCTGTCGAGGGAGAAAGTTCAATTCTCTTGCGTTAGCTTCAATCTTCTCTTTGAGACTCTTGGAAATAAGACGACCTACAGTATCAGGTTCAATCTCTTGACGATGGCAATAGTCAAGGACTGCTTCCATATGAGTGATATTCTTTTCGTTTGCAATACGTTCGATTTCCATCGAAAATGTCTTTGCGGTATTCAGTGCCATGTGTACTCCATTAAAATAAAAGTTGAGGGGCTGACCGTTGGCCCCCCACGGATGTATTACGGCATCACCCGTTGTTGGTATTTAGTTGTTTAAATACCCGCTGCAATGGCACGATTACCAGCGGCAACCACAGAACGTGATGCAGTACCGAGACGGTACTTGCTGTAGGTCTGTCCATCAAACGTGCTAACACGCTTATTGAGGTAAACAGGGTATCCCTGCATACGAAGGGAACTAATCAGTGCGCGAGCATTCTTCACGTTGTAACGCGATTCAATCTGCTTCGCAGTAAGTTCAGTTCCGTTCTCAAGTGCGGCAACAACCTTCGCTGCCTTAGTCATAGTAGTCATAATCTAAATATCTCCTTGTCATGACAAATAGGATAGAAGTATTCCATCCTTTAAAGTGGTAGGTTATTCTGTTGCCAAGGAACCTACCGAAACTCCTGCACACTTACTGCTTACGCAGCGAGTGCCAATGGTGCAAAGTTATCGTTTGCATTTACTAAATTGACCAATAACGCAGTCATCCGACAATTCTCCACTCATCTATTCCAGCCTGTCGATCCTATTTCGCCCCCATCAAAAAGAGATTTTACCATAACCAAGTAACAGGGCTATGATACCAGAAATGAGAATGACATCAGCGCATATGCTCCAAAGAATATATAGCTTAAACATCACCACCGATATTTTTTTTACAAGAGGATTCTTCATCTGAGTCCCCTGATATCATCTCTTTCATACCAATCTCCTTTTGGTGGAGGCGGCGGGTATCGCACCCGCGTCCAGTTCTGTATTCAATTCGTATCATCAAATTGTATGTTATTTATACCACATTGCGGGTTTAAAGTCAATGCCCTTTTTGGGTTTATTTTCAATAAAAGCAGCACCCGTACCCGTAGATAATGAACATAACCAATTCGGTTTTGGCATCTCTAATACAGAGGTTGTACCCTTTTCCCAATTTGCATATAGGAATACAGGAAATTGCGAAGCCGGGTCAATCCAAGCGGATACCATAACTTCATTGTGAAGTTTAACAACTGACAAGATTACCTCTTCAGAACCACACACTATAGGTTTCTGAACTTGCACAAATGTTGGTTCTGTATCTTGTGCTAGTGTTTTACTAGACAGCAACAGAAACACTGTCAGTGTTGCGATTAGAAATTTCATTTTTCTCTCTCCATTCCGTAACGGTTTCTACGAGAGAATCAAGATATGAGTGCTTTTCTTTTACAAACTCCTGTACAGTTCCGTCTTCTGTGACCACTAAGATGACCACTTGGGAGATTTCAATACCTGTTCTTTCTCCGAACATCTCTGCGTATGCAGAACCTTGAATGTAGTAGTTTTCATTCCACTCATCATTGCGCTCTTTGGTTGATGTCTTGAAGTCGATAATCGACGGCACCCCATTGTACTCTGCAATACAATCAACCCTGCCCGCTACTTTATATTTATCACTATATAGCCCCGCTTCTTGTGCATAGATGTTATCAATATTGCATAATGCTTTGTCTGCCAGTTGACCAAAAAGACAATATGGCAGGAAATTCTTCTTGTGTTTCGCCCATTCCTTGGGGAAATTGGTCGGCATGTTGTTGAGGTAATCTTCACACATGTGGTGAACCTTAGTGCCACGATTCGCAGCAGTTCGTGCTACATGGTTGGCAACTTCATTACCTACCCTCTTACGCCACTCCATCAGTCCCTTCTTATTACGGACTGATAGAACTGTTGTGATTGATGGGTAATTGTTACCCTCTGGTGTTGCGTATAGACGCACACCGTTTTGATTTGTTGCCGTTATAGGTTGCAACTCAACTGGTACATGATTAAACATTATGCTAACGCACGAATCCTCTCAACTAATCTGTCTGCCCGTTTGGTTACCTGACGATACCACGCTGAGTCAACCATCTCATCTGCGGCTGCGTTCCAATCACGGGAATCTACACCACGTTTCATACCCTTAAATTTACTCAAGCGCGGCCGCCCCATGTTGAACATCATATTGGCAATCACTTGCTGAGCTTCTTCTGGCAAATCGCCAAAGTCTTCGTAAAGGATGTTGCAGTCTCGCAAGACGTTTTCGCAATCCTGTTCGAAGGCCTCAACGACTCTGGACTCACTGACGGGAGTGCCGAGTGCCGCTCCATATTCTTCATCAGACTCAAGGACCAAATGGCCCACGCCAAAAGTAGCATAACCAAGATGATCGTTATATACCTCATATTTCACACCCTCATCGATTTCTAGTTGTTCTCTAAATTGTTCTAAATTCATTATTCCATTCCTATCCCAAGTTTAATCTTATTAATGAGATAACTACGAACGAAGCCACTACGGACAATATCACCGATAGTATACTCAGTACAGTTAAACTCATCCATTTCCTCAAGAATTCTGAGGAAGTCATGTAATCCATTTTTCTCATTTGTCCTCTGTAGGTCAGTCTGATCAAAGTCGCCGCAGAACAAGATACGAGAGTC